AGAAAGGTTCGTGCAGGTCGCCAATGACTAGAATGTTTCTAACCTCTGACTTCCTCATTTCCTGAATGACTGCTATCTCGTTAGGCTTTAATCTGTATCTATTATTTCTTAGCACCGTCAGCAATACCTTGTCCAATTACAAGAGCTACTAAAGAATAAAGAATGTTTTGCGATACTTCAGGGTCTACTCCCCAGTTATCGCTTAATAGTTGTACAATAATACCTACTACTGTATAAAGGAATTTTCTACTTGACACCATTTTTCTTAGTGTTTGATAAATTAGCCACTTTTTCATAATTATTTATTTTTGATTATTAAGTTAATATTTGTGCCGCCTAAATTAAGTATTTCTTTCATAACTAAGTCCATAGCTAAGGTTGAGTTATTAACAACGTCCTGTTGGGTTCCCTGACCTACTAGAATACAACCGCTTGTATCTTTAGGGAAATTACCTCTATGAAAAAGTATGTAATCCCTATTAGGTACATCTTGGACTAACAAATGCAAGTATTCTCTTGTAGCTGATTCTCTTGCTAGTCTTAGTCTTACAGGGTATTCTCCTTCAGGAATGCAGCTAATGTTTCTTTGATTATCTAACCAAGGGTTTTCTAGTGTATCACAGAACCTTTCACCATTTATAAAAAGCTCACCTATTGTAGACTTATCTGAGAATGTATCTCTAATGATAAGAAGGTTAATCAAATTAGATTGAATAGGTGGCATAGATTTTAACGTCTTTAACTTCTTTAATAAAAACTTTACGCACTTTAACATCTTCTGTAATTTTAGTTATGTACTTAGGATTCAAACTGTTTAGTTTTCTTTTCTTAGGCATTATCTATTCTTTTTATGAGCCCACCACTTGTCAATAGTATAAGCTATTGATACAACTAAAAGAAGAATCTTTAATACTAACTCTAAGTTAGTGAATGTTGTTACGCTTAGTACTGTTCCGTTTAGGACTGCTACTTCTGATATTTCTTGTATTGTTGTTTTTATCGGCATTGCTCAAATAAGATTTTAATTTAGTTACGTTCTGTTGTTTAGGTTTGTAGTGCTTCTTCATTAATCTGATGAATTTAAAAAGTTTCTCAAAGTAAGTTTAGTCCCTTGTTGTGGTGTTTCAAGATTCATATTATTGTAATAATTTTCTCTTGACGGATTTACGTCAGAACCTGAGTTTGTAGAGTATTCAGGAAAACTAGAAGTATTATTTGTAATGTAGTCTATTAGCCTTTCACGATAGTAGCTTGCAGTATTTAAAATTTCTTCTCTGAAACTCTGTGCTTCTTCTGTACTTAAAGCTGTACCTGTTTCTGAAGTCTTAGAGTAAATATTGCCGTTCTCTACTTTGTGCCTAAGATAATTAAAAGCGTGGTACAGAGAATAAGAGGGGAGCATATCGCCTATGTAATCGTCTAGTAAAGTCTTATAAGCTTCATTACCTACATTACCTACAGTACCTGCTACAATTAAGTCTTTAAGTTTTTGATTCAGGTCTGTGCCTAAAGCTGTTTCAACATAGATTTTCTGTGCTTCACGTACGAACGGAAGTAAGATATCCACGTCTACATTTAAATTGATTGCTGTAGAGTCCTTTAATTTAGCTTCTGATATAAATAGTATGTATGACATTGTTATCTAGGTTCTAAAAATCCGTTATTTTTCATTCTTTTTGGTGGTCTTGCTACTTTGTTATCATTCTTTTCTGCTGTAAATCCTTCTGACCTAGCTTTTGTATATCCTATTAATTGACTAGAAGAAATATCACTCTTAGCATTAGTTAGTGAAGTCTTGTAAATTTGTCTTAACCAAAAATGGTGACAGTTACCACCGCCTTTCCAAAGCCAGATGCTATAAGTGTTAGCACCTCTAGGTCCCCAACCTGGATTTACAGCCCTACTTCCCATAGTAATAATATCTTGTTTACGATATATCTTTTTTGCTGAAGTCATTAGTTTGCAAAAATCTCTAGTTTCTCCTTTTTGTGATAAGAAATTATCTTTAGCATAAACATATCTAACTTTGTAATAATCATTAAATGATTTATTTACTCCATCTTGATTGTTTTTACCTCTAGTTTTTGCATTAGGTCTTGCAATACCTGTTGAAGCTAGTTCTGTCTTTTCGTTAGCTAATTCATTTAATACTTCTTCATAGTCAAAGTCTTGGTGTTCTCCGTCTACTATTTCTTCTTCTATTAGTTCCCAATCGTCAGGAATGTCTTCTCCAAATTCTTCAATGAAAGAATCTAATTCAGTCTTTTCACTTGCAAAGTCTAGGGTTTCTTCTTCAACCTCTAAAGGTGGTAATCCAATTTCTTCTCTTATTTCGTCTTGCGTCATAACTTCTCTAATAGTCTTAGAGTCAAATTGTATTGTAATTGGTTTAAGCTGTACAAACTGAATAGGCATATCCATATTATTAACTTGGAATATCTTGTGCAATACTTTTAATATTTGATTTTGGAACGGCATTATAACCGTATTAAGATAAAAATTAGAAGCGTTTAAAAGCTCGTCTGCATTGCTTGAGAACCCATTAGCACTATCTAAGCCCATAAGTGTCTTAGAAGTCACCCTATGCCCACTGAGGATGTTGCTAGTAAGTAGTTCTTGAAGTGCTAAAAATTGTTTGTCCAAATCTGAAGGACTAATAGAAGTTATTTCAGGTACTCTTGTCTTGTCGTCTGAGAACGTTAAAACGAATTTTCCTGCATTTTTCTCTGATGTAAATTTAGCTTCTAAACTTTGCTCTATCTGTCTTCTCTCTTCTGCTGTCGGTATGCCATTCGCGAAACTAATCATAAAGCTTCCTGTGAAGCCGTTAGATATATTATTGAGGTGGAACTCTGAAACTTTAGAATCAATTAAAGCCCAGTTATTACAACTAACATAATCAGGAGTAAAATAAGAATTCATATTAGGACTGTAAAGCCCTGTGTATAATATTTGATTTGGTGAAGTTCTGTCATTGACATTAAAAGCAGGAACTCTATAAGGCTTGTTACTTCTTGTATTTGTCCAATCTCCTGATACATAGTAGCCGTTTGTTTTTCCAAATTCATCAGGACGTTCACATCTGATTTTCTCTACTGGGATATGATAGATTTCAGCTATCTGTGTTCTGTCTTTTGACCATACTATGTTAAGAGCAAATGCTCCCTGAAGTTTAAAGTCAAATGCTACCTTTTTTAATACTTCGTGAAGCGTTTCATTTCCATTAGCATTGTTCATAAAGTTTTGAAGCTTTACTCTTGCTTCTTCATCTCTGTCATCTTCATCTGATATGACAATGTCCTCTGCACTTATCATTTCGCTAGTCGCATTCACGATAGCAGCCGTTATAGAACTTGAATAGTAAAGGTCAATTAAAAACTGAGGATAGAGGTTTCTCCATTGCCCATTTGCATCACCGTATTCAATGTAATCCTTACCTCTGACTTCCTGAACTAAGGGACTTGTACTTGTGCTTAAATCTATCGAAATTATTTTATCCATATTTTTTGTTTATTGTCCGTAATATATAGTATTAGTTCCTGAAGGTTCAGGGTGTTGAGTGTATTGCACTTGCTCTGTTCCTGCTTTTTCTGTTAAGTTAAGTATTCCTTTTGTAACTATTCCTTGAACTACTCCGTTACTATCCGATACAGGAAGTACATCTGTTTCTGTTGATGGTGCTTTTCCTCCTCCTACTGTTACAGCTCCAATCCAACTTACTTCATACACTTCGTACTTCCAATGTCCTGCAGGTAAAAGTTTCGTACTTCCTGCAAACAAATCAGGGTTTATGTTATAACTGAAAACCATATTCGTATATCTTGGTAAAATACCTGAAGTCAATGTAGGATAAGCATAAGCAATAGAACCATCAAGGTCATTGATAAACTTAACTAAGAATCTAATCTGTGTAGAAGCTACTGACGTATCTATTCTATTGTCCTCTGTGCAAATGTCAGGCTTAAATCCTGTTTCAGTAAATGCTTGTATCATACTATATAATAGAAAAAGTCTGTTTCTGTTTGGTTAATAAAGGAAAAAGGCTGCCAAAGCAACCTTAATCCCTATAGTGAACGCTAGATTGCTCTATATACAGACGAACTGCACCACCCTCACTAAGTGTAAAAAAAGGGTAACCGTTAAGCTACCCTCTTTAAAATATATAAAAGAATACTGATTAAGATTCAATAGGGTTTCCTGCACCAAAATTAAATGCTGCATTGTCAAAAGGTTCTGTAGTATAATCTGCGACCATTGGAAAAGGAATTGCCTCCATTCCATCGAATGTAAGAGTGTATCCCGAACGGTCACCCCAACTTGCTCCACTATCCATAGTACCTGCATTAAGCTCTAAACCATTAGTAACTCCTAGACCTACTATAACATCGTGTCCGTTAGCAAGAGTAGCGTTTAATTGAGCAAAAGCAACCACTTTAGTCGCTCCTAATAATTTAATTTGATTTTGGTCTTCTTTTGTAAGTTTGTTAAGTATAACGCTCAAAGTTGGAGTGTAGTAAATAGTCCCGTTCTCACGACTACCTACGATTGTCTCAGAAAGACTAGCTACACCTAAAGGCATAGTGTATCTGTAAAGAACATTAGAAGCCATTTCAATATCAGTAATTTCTCCTGACGCTTGAACGATTCCTGTTGTTTCTATTGGTGCTGTAAATTGGTCGTAAACTCCGAAATAAACATACTTTATTCCTCCACTGATTCTATTACAGTCGAGTCCCCTACCTTTTGTTAGTGCTGTACAAGCCATTTTATTGTTTTTTTTTAGGTTAAGGGAGTGAGAGCTTTTACACCCTCACTTCCGTATTATTTATTTATTAAGATACTCTTACGATATCAGCTCCAACTCCTGTCTGAACTCCTGCAGAGTAACGAGCAACTAATCTCATATTGTCTGAACCATCTAAAGCAGCCATATCCATCAAATTGATTCTTGTAGAATCTGAAATCAAGTCAGTTCCAAAGAATAAGTTAGATTTTTCAGCTACTACGATTTCGTTATCTTTCATTCCATTACAAGGTGCAATAGAGATTCCTTCAAATACAGGAAGATAGTCGCCATTCATATTGTAAGCGTTTACATATCCTAAAGTAGAAATTGCAGAGATGTAGTATCTGTAAGATTTTTGGTTTATGTAGATGTGTAAGTCTTCTTTTCCTAATACTGCTGTAGGAATAGCTGCAACTGCTGTTTGTAAATTTTCAATAATGTTAGCTGCTGAAAAAGCTGCTGCTGTTCCTGCTGCTTGAACAACTGTTGCGTCAACACCCGGTAATAAAAGACCTGTAACAGCTCCAACGAATCCATTGAATTTCCCTGCTACTGCTGTTCCTTTCCAAACACTTTCTTCTGTTGCTTCTGCAATAATTTCTCCCATATAAGAGATAACGTAATCGTCAAAGCTTGCAGGTGGTGGTGCTCCTGCTCCTGCTCTCATTTGTAATGCTTCCCAAGATGAAAGTAAAGTTTCCTTGCACAAATCAACATTAACTTGTAGATTCTTCGGCTCGAGTACCTTCTCAGTCAAAGAAAGAGTACCTGCTGCTGTGAAGTCGCAAGTAGCGTCAGCAACTAAAGATGCACCTGCCATTTTTTGAATGTTAGACTTATACTTGATGTTTTCAATCATAGTTAAGAAGTCTAGTGAGTTTGCTTGAGCTAAAGCCGCTGAGATGTAAAATCCTGCTGCCGTCCCTGCAAAGTTTGATGTTACTGATAATCCTGCCATAATTTTTGTTTTTTATTTATTAATTTTTATTTATTTAAATCTTGTAAAAACCTTTCTCTTCTAGATAACTTAGCGTAATCTTTTTTAGACATTGGTTTTCTATCTGAACTGAACTTGTTAGTATCTAAAGGAGCTGAAGCAGGTTGTGCTGCTAATTCAGTTTTTAGTCTTTCGTTTTCAGCTTTTAATTCTTCTATTGAAAATTCAACTACTTCTGTAGTCTTAATAGTTTTAGGATTTGTAGAAGGCTCTGTTACTTCTTCAGCCATTTCTTCAACCTCATCATCACCTCCTTCTTTGTCTCTTTTAAGGTCAGCTACAGCGTCCTCTAGGTTTTGGATTCTTTTCTCCATTCCTGCCCAGTCCTCAACGTCTGCTTCTTTACCATCATCTTCAGCCATTTCTTCTTCAACTACTTCTTCAGATTCCGTTTCAGCTACAGAATCCACAATACCCTCCTCACTCACAACAAAAGTTACTCCTGTATCTGTCTTGTAAGTTCCGATCGGTAATAAAATTGTCGTGCCGTCTTCAGTAAGAACGCTTACGTCCACACCTTCAGTTAATTCTTCAGCTGTTGAAACGAAAATAGTTCCGTCTTCTGATTTTGCTTGCCAAGCTAAAGATACTTCTGTTTCTTTGTCAAGTCCAAGTGCTACTAGTATTTGATTCTTTAAATCCATAGTTTAATTTTTAGGTTCTATATATAATAGAAAGATTGGTTACTTGTTTGATTTTGTGATAATTTCGTTTAGTGCTTTAAGTATTTCTTCACTTGTTGGTTCTGCTTTTTGCATCTCTTGATACCTTGAAGTGAAATAACCTTCAATACTCAGACCCTTAATATCCCCTGATTTCACCTTTTCCCATAGCTCATCATTCGTTATGGACATTTTAACCATCCAAGTTCCTTTTTTTAATTTAAATCCGTAAAGATTAGCCTTATCCATTTTAGGGTCTTCTATAATCCAAGACTCAACTGTTAGAACGCCTGATACTCTGTCTTGATGTTGGTATGTAGCTTTGTGGTGGTTGTTATTTTTTAAGAAGCTATAAGCACAATTCTTAACTGTATCTTTACTAAAATAAACATAGTAGTCAGAATCTGTTTCAGCGTCATATCTATAGATATTCTTATCAGGAATTAAAGCAGGAGAAATAATTTCTCTTTTATCTTTATCTATCTTAGCTAAAGTTAAATTGTTTTTAGCCTTACTCATAAAGATTAGATTTTCTTCAATTGCAGGAGCTGAAACTAAAGAAATGCAATCAATAGCTAGTTCTTCATTTTCTCCAATTATTAGCTCAACTATAGAAGTAGTCTTTTCGTAATAGTCTTTATTAGCTTCTTCACATTCAGCTACTGAGTCATAAGTACATTCTCCTGTCTTTCCCCATTTATATTTTCCGTTTTCACATTCTTCGCAAGGCATAGTATAGTCTTTTTTATATAATAGAAATTAAGTTAGTTTATTTGATTTATATTGTAGCTCTACGTCTTATATTCGCTAATTGGTTTTGACTGTTTGTCATAGAATCAGTTAATACAAATGCTTGAACAGGTTCAGGAGCAACTCCTCCACTGATATCAAAAGCTCCTGACATCATTTGTGGTGATGGTGTTTGAGTTGCAGTTGTCTGTGTTGAAGGCGGAGTTACTCCTCCTCCTGCCCCTAGTATCGATTTCGCTTGTCCTGCTGCTGATAATACTGCACCTATTTGTGTTGCATAAAATAGAGGAAAAGCCAATGCTGCACCAGGTCCTGCTGCTTTTGCTGACTTTTGTGCAATATTTAAACCCTGAACAAAACCTACTCCTGTGTTTACAGCTATCTCTGTTAATGCTGCTGCTTTTGCTGCTGCCGAACCTTCTGCTAATAAATTACCCAATGCACCAATAGCGCCTCCTATTGCTTTTGTAGTATCTAATTTACTTTTTAGAACTGCTTCCTGTGACGCAATTACTTTCTTTTCCCAAGCATTGGCTTGTTTTATTTGTGCGTCATACAAATCTTCAGTAGCTTTTATCTTTTTTGCTATTGCTTCTAGTTCGTCTTTATCTCTTTGTTTTTGATTTGCTGCTATTTCATTTGTCAAAGTTTCCATTTCAGTAGCTAACCTTTTTTGAGTTTGAAAAGAAGCAGTTTGTAAATCAATTAAACCAACTTCTAAAGCTGCTAGTTCATCCAAATCTTCAGCCATATTTTCAGACAAAGCCATTGTTTCTTTTTGTATTGCAATTTTCTTTCTTTGCATTTCTAAAGACTTTTCTGTAGTACCTAGCTCTAAGTCATTTGCTTTCTGTAATGCTGCAAGTCTTTCTTCTGCTGTTTTACTTTCATCTAAAGCGTCTAATCTAGCTTTTTGAATATCCTGTCTTGTCTGTGCCCTTATTTTACTGAACTCTCTTTCTTCATCTTTTAGCTTTTGTAACATTCCTTTTAAACGCATAGCTGCAGCAGCTTCGTTAGTAAATTCTTTAGCAATATCTTTAATTCCGTCTGCAAAGTTTTTTTGTTGTATTTCATCCATTCCTGTAGCTACTTGAATTGAAGCTTTCCCAAATTCCTTTGCTCCTTCAGTTATACCATCAAAGTCAAATGACATTGCTGACTTTATAATTTTGCCTAATGCTCCAAATTGTAAAATAATACCCTCTATTCTATTAACGATATTTGTTTTAATAGCTTCCCATAAACCTATCACTGCTTCTTTTGGGTTAGAAAATGCACTTACTATTATCTCACCTACACTAGAAAATAAATCAGTAAGAACACTTACTACTGCACCAACTCCTGCCAAAGCTCTTTCAAGCATTTCAGCACCCCTCTTAGTACTTTTAAAGTAAGAAACTAGCGAGCCTATTATAATTAAAAATGCACCTATCCCTGTAGATATTAATCCTGCTTTAATAGAGCCAAACATTCCTTTAGCTGTAACTGCTGCTGAAGCAAATCCTGCTTTTACTCCATTTAGAGAAACTCCCATAACTTTAAACTCCCCTGCTGCTGACTTTGCGTCTTTAGAAACATCTCCAATATTAGACTTAACCTCTGCTTCTATTACTATTTTTTCTGCCATAATTTTATTTTTATATTGTCGTTATAAAGTTACTCCTGTTTTTATTTGTGTTAATTTAATATCGCAAAGCCATTCTACTGTCATATTAGTTGCACCTTTTACAGCTATATAAAAATCAGTTCCTGAAACTTTTGCTGTTGGATTCCAACCTGTAGTTGTTCCTGAAGTCTTGATAACATCCCTTTCTCTTTGAATACTTAATACACCTGATTTGTTAATTAC